GGGATCCGGACCGCAGCAAGCGGAGGCATTGGCATCCTGGGCGCGCTTGGCATGGCGATCTCGACCCTGCTCTCCAAACTTGGCGGCCTTGGTGAGAACGCGGTGCAGGTACTGGGGCTGACAAAGCCAAATCTGGAGGACTTCCAGCAGAATCTCATCGACATGCCGAAGAACCTGAGCAAATCCATGAGCGAGTTTGCTTCCAGCTTCCAGCGCAGCATGAACAAGATCAACGGCTCGGTGGGGGATGCCTTTGCCCCGGTGAAACAGTTCTTTACCGCTGTGAAAGAGGGCTTTGATGCCATCAGCGGGACGGACGTTTACCGGTTTATGAGCCTGATCGACGTGGGACTGCTGGCGTTCAGCATCGGGCAGATGGCAAAAGCCACCAAGAGCCTGAAAACAATGCTGGAGACCCCGCTGACTGGAATGCTCAACTCCATCTCCGGCACCTTTAAGCAGCTGACCAGCGCGATCAAGACCTGGCAGAAGAACGAGAGCACCAAGACCCTGACCGGCATGGCCACCGCGATCCTGATCCTGGCCGGTGCCATGTACGTGATGAGCCGGATCAACCCCGACAGGTTCACGGAGATCGCCATTACGGTCTTTGGCTTCGTGACCCTGCTGACGATCTCGGCAAAGCTGCTGGAGCCTACCACCAAGCGGTTCACGAAAGCATTTGACAACCTGAAAGCCAGCGCCCTGAACGCGGCGACCCTGTGGGGCACTGCTGCGGCGCTGATCGGACTGGGCATTGCCATTGGCTCCATTACCAAGGGACTTTCCCGGATCATGGAGGTCATGCAGAAAGGCCACATTGCAGCAAATGTCTCAGCGCTGGTCGTTGTGACCGCGTCCATCGTTGCCATGATGCTGGCGATGCGTCAGCTCTCTCTGGCGCTGGTGGTGGGCGAGAAGGCCATGAACCACAAAGTGATCCTTTCGACGGCGGTAGAGCTGGTGGCACTGAGCGGTGCCATCAAGGTACTTTCCACTGCCCTGAAGCCCCTGAGCGAGATCAAGTTCACCAGCCTGGTCAAAGCCGGTATGGCGGTGGTTTCTCTGGGCGGACTGCTGACCACCATGGCCACGGCTCTGGCTGTGGTGAACAAGGTGATCGGCACGACCGGATTTCAAAATGGAGCCGCGATCGCAGCCATGGCTGGCGGCATCTGGATCGCAGCACAGGCGGTGAGCAGTCTGGCGAACATTCAGCTTGTCCGGCTGGATGCGGCCATGACCAGCATCAAGACCCTGATGCTCCTGATGACCACCATGTCGGCCTTTTCGGCCAAGACGAAGTTCGGCTCCGGTGCGGCCATCCTGGTGATGTCTACTTCCCTCGTTGTACTGGCAGGAGCCGTGGGGCTGTTTGCCGTGATGGGGGATGCAGCCATCGATGGGCTGATCAAGGTTGCGGCTGGACTGACGGCGCTGACGATCGCATCCAGCATGTCCACAGGTGGCGTGAGTTCCGGCGCAGGAATCCTGCTGACGGCAAGTGCACTGTATGTGCTGGCTGCGGCGGTAGAGAAATTTGCGGCGTTGGGCTGGGTCGATTTAGCCAAGGGTGTAATTGCTGCTCTTTCCGGTCTCGGAGGGTTGACAACTGCACTGATCGCCTTCACCAAATTCGGCGTTGCTTCCGCACTGGATGGTCTGGGCTCCGCTATGCTTAAGATGAGCGCGGCGCTGCTGATCCTGGCCCCTGCCATTAAACTGCTGGGCGATGCCGACCCGAAAACTGTCGGGCAGGCGTTACAGGTATTTCTGGACGGAATGCTCATCACCATGCTGGGTGGTGCTCTTCTGACAGCAATGCCTCAGCTGGCGGTTGGATTGGAACTGCTGGCAAAAGCATTCTGGAACTTCGCAAAGTCGCTGGGCGTGATTGCGCTGGCGACTGCGGCGATGGGCGTTCTTTCCATGTTTGCAGGACCGATCTGTCAAGCCATCATCAACGCCGCACCGGATATTCAGGAAGCACTGACCACCGTGGTGACGATGCTCTGCGAGGTGATCAAGAACTGCGCTGGGCCTATTGTCGAGGCATTTGACGTGCTGGTCCGTGCCGTGATCCCGGAGTGCTGGCAGCTGGCGAAAGACGGTCTGAGTTTCCTTGGTGTTCCGGAAACATGGGGTGAACTGTTCAGCGGTATCGGAAATGCCATGAAGGATGCGGCGCTGGGCATCTTTGATTGGTTCGGTGAGATCTTTGAGGACGACCGGCCGGTTGGCATGGCGGTCAACGGCATCAAATCGCTGGGCGGAAAGATCGTTGAAGCGTTCAAATCGTTCTTTGGTATTGCTTCACCTTCCAAGGTGATGGCCGAGAACGGCGAATATGTCATGCTGGGCGTTGTGGAAGGCCTGCAAAACCAGAGCATTCTGGAGCGGGCAAAAGCGGCCATGCATAGCGCTGCCGCTGCCATCCGGAATGTCTTCACCACCTTCTGGGGCATCCATTCGCCCAGTGACGTTGCAGCCAGCGACGCGGAGAACATCCTTGAGGGTGCGATCCTGGGCATTGGCGACAAGACGAAACAGGACGAGCTGCGGAACAGTTCTTACAATGCGGCATCTGCTATCAAAGAAGGCATGGCTAAGGCTCTGGATGAGGCCACGGCTCTTGTGCAGACTAAGATGACCGGACTCTATGCGGCCTACAAGGGCGAGACGCTCCATCTGGGCAACCCCATTTATCAACATGGACTGAAGGGCGCACAGAATGCAGCAAAGCAGGCGGCACAGGATACTGTACCGATCCCCTCCAACAGCGGCATCAAGAAGCCCGGCAACAAGACCCCCTCCACCGTGGAGGAGATCAAGAATGCTGTGGACAGCACATGGGGCAAGCTGAACCCCTTTGGCGCGCTGACCGACTACTACCAGAATGCCGTGGATGATGCACTGGACGGAGCGGGCGGAGGCACCACCAAGTCCAAAGCCTCCAAGGCCGGCAAGTCACTGGCAGACACGCTGGCAAGTGCATTCTCCGACAAGCTGAAGGCCAACAAGACCGAGATGTCCAACGCCACCGGCGAATACGCGCTGTGGGAAGTGACGGGCGGCGACACGGCCACGGTGGAAGAGCTTATCACCAAGAAGACCGAGAGTCTGACAAGGGAGATCGAGCTCCAGACCAAACGGGTGGCCATTGCAAAAGAGCAGTACGACACCCTGCTGGCCAAGGTGGGCGCGAACAGCAGCAAGACCAAGGACGCTTACGGCACCCTGCTGAGCGAGCAGAAGACCCTTGCGGAGCTTCAGAGAAGCAAGCAGGACAGCATCCTGAAGGTCATTCAGGAGCGGTACGAGACCGATGCCAAGACCGCGGAGGACGAATACGAGCTTTGGAGCGCCCTGTACGAGGACAGCGCCGAGGTGACCGAGAAGTCCAACAAGAAGATCGACTACATCAACCGGAAAATCAAGAACCAGGCGGAGATCCTGCTGGCCACCGAGAAGGACTATATCGCCATCAAAAACGAGTTCGGCGAGGCAAGCCAGAAGACCCAGGTGGCCTACCAGCAGTATCTGGAGGCGCAGACCGAACAGCAGAAGCTCATCAACGAGCTGAATCAGGCCCAGCTGGATGCCTACGACAGCAAGGTCTCCTACCTGGAAAAGCAGGAGAAGCTGGTGACCAACCGGCAGAACATGCTGGCCAAGCTCTACGGCGACGGGGACCTTGCGGGCCGGGAGGATGCTTACAAGGCTGCGGTGGAACAATACGGAGCCGACAGCGTCCAGGCACGGAAAGCCGCCACCCAAGGCACCATGACCGCCATCATTGGCGTGGGTACGGCACTGGACAGCATGAGCTACAGCCTGAAGAAGGTAACGAACAAGCAGCTGAAGTACGACGAGGCTGTGAAGAAGTTTGGCAAGAACAGCGAGACCGCACTGGACGCACTGGCAGACCTGCAAAGCGAACAGTACAACTTTGTGGGCTTTGCGGAAAATCTGGCGGATGCCTTTGAGCTGGACGACTCCGGCAAGCGGATGATGATGCAGCTGGGCTACTCCATCTCGAAGAACTGGCGGCCCATTCAGGAGGGCTTCAACAGCGTCTGGGCACAGGTGCAGAAGAGTGCCCCGGAAATGGCCTCGAAGCTCAGCAGAGCCTTTGGCGTGGCCACCAAGGACGGCGTGACCGAAGTGATCACCGACCTCTTTGGCACCATTACCGCCCTTGTGAGCGGTGACTGGGGCGGGGCAGTGACCGGCGGCATTACCACCGTGCTGGACTTTATGGGCAGCGAATTTGGCCAGACGATGATGAATCTGGGCAAGACCATGCTGACCTTCAACAAACTGGCCCAGGGTGGCGGTACCCTGAAGGTGATGGGACAGGTGGTCAAGGTGACCGGTGCGACCAAGAACCTTGGCAGCATTCTTGGCAATATGAGCGGCCTGCTGGGCTCTGCCACGGGCGGCACGGGACTGCTGGGGCAAGCACTGGGCGGCCTTGGCAGCATCGGCGAGATGATCACCGGCTCCGGTGGCTTACTGGGCGGTCTGGGAGAACTGGGCGGCACTCTGGTGAGCGTGCTGGGCTCCATTGGCCCCGAAGGCTGGCTCATTGGCGCGGCCATTGCGGGCGGCGGACTGCTGATCGCCAACTGGGACAAGATCGGTGATTTCTTCAGCGGGTTCTTTGACTGGCTGGGAAATGCCTTCTCGAACCTGTGGGACTGGATCAGCAACGGCTTCAAGGGCCTGGTGGACGTGGGCGGAAACCTGGTCTCCGGCCTATGGCAGGGCATTACCGGTGCGGCGGGTGCGGTGTGGAACGGCATCTGCGACTTCGGCAGCAGCATCGTGAACGGATTCTGCGACTTCTTTGGCATCCATTCCCCCAGCCGCGTGATGGCGGGCATCGGCGAATACCTGAGCCTTGGTTTGGCGCAGGGCATCACCGACGAGACCGACTCCGTGGTGCAGGGCGTACAGGACGTGAGCGACACGGCCCTTTCCACCATGATGGATCTGGCCCAGCGAGTGGGCGACATTGCCAGCGATGACTTCGAGTATGAACCCAGCATCCAGCCCGTAGTGGATATGAGCGACGTTCAAAATGGAGTGGACTGGCTGAACGACACCCTGTTCCAGAACGGCACGGTAGCCCTGAATGCAGAGCGCACCGCAGGCCTTGCCGCCAACGTGGTGCGCAGAGCCGAGGCGACCAAGGCCCAGCAGGAAGAGGCCAACAAGGCTGACCAGAAGGCCAACCCCAATGCCGACATCGTTTCGAGCGTGGAGGCACTGGGAGAGCACATCGACAGCATTGCCCGGGCCGTAGCCAACATGAAGGTCCAAATGAACGGCCGGAAACTGGTGGGCGAGATCATCAACGACGTGGACGAGGGGCTGGGGAAGATCAACCGGAGGAACAACCGATGATGGGACGGAGCGCAACTGACCCGGCGCTTTCCTCACAGATCCCCACATTTGCGGGGCTTATTTTTAAGGTATATGACAATGCAGGGGCTTCCCGGGAATACAGCACGAGAGACTTCAACCTGGTCCCCCTGAACCCCCTGCATGTCAATGCCTTTGAGGAAAAATACGAGACGATGGACTTTCCTTCCTACCACGGCACGCCGGAAAAGGCTCCGCTGGGAAAGAGGGTGTTCCAGAACTCGACCGGGAGCTGGGACTTTTATTACGTGGCGGACGGCGTACCACATTCCAGCTGGGATGACTACGGACGGCACGCCATGGACGATGTGCGGGAGCGATGCGGCATCCCCGACAAGACCGAGCAAAGCATTCAGCTTTACCCCGACTGGTCGAGCCGGGAAGGTGACTGGACAAGCACCTATTTCCGGCTGATGCGGATCATTCAGGGAAGAGAATGCGAGGTGCGGATGGAGCTGGGCGGAACCGTGCTCTCCACCGCGCAGACAAGAAGCTACAAAGGGCGCTGCTGGATCAGCAACGTCAAGAACGGCAACGACGGACGGGTGACGCTGACCATCTCCTATGACTTCCAGCCGCCTGCCGACATGCTGAGTTAAGGAGGAGCCATGTACCATTCCATCACCATTGGTGACAAGAACACCTGGGATGACTGGAAGATGATCCCGGTTTCCCGGCCTGTGGTGGCTCCCCCGGTGGAGAAAGTCCTCTCCGTGAACGTACCCGGACGAGACGGAACCACCTACCTTTCCAAGAGCCTGACGGGTTACCCGGTATTCAAGGCCCGGGAGGGAAACTGGGAGTTTTATCTGGATACGGACGAGTGGCGGGGACAGAACCTTTCGACCCCTGTGGGAACCGGAGCACTGGAGTATCTTTCCAGAGTGCTGGCGAAGAGCAACTCGATCCCGGCACAGACCAGGGTGCGTCTGGAGGATGACCCGGCGTTCTTTTATCTGGGGCGTGTCTGGGTGAACGGAGGCATCAAGCAGAAGAACGGACACAGCGTCGTGACCTTTGCCTACAGCCTTTACCCGTTCAAGTTCCTGTACGACAACATTCAGGAGGACTGGGTGTGGGATACCTTTGGGTTTGAGACCGATCTGGCCGTGCCCTACTGCAAGGACATCCCCATCAAGGCACTCCAGAGCAAGACCTTCCGGATGCCGCCCAGCGAAAAACCGAGCCTGCTGCAAGCAAAATGGACCGGTGGCGGTTATGTGGGAGTTACACTGGCAAAGAGCCAGACCTACCCCTACGAAAAAGCAAAAGAGCTGGGACTTCCGGCGGTGACAGAATCGCCCATCCCGGCCCAACTGAGCGAAAGCACGGGAAAGGTGGACATCGGCCTGATCGACAACGATCTGCGATACGACGTATACGAAGTGTGGGTGTCCGGCTTGGTGGGTGAGGGAACGATCAACCTGTATTACCAGCCAGCGTATCTATAAACCTCTCCGTCAGCTTTACGAAATTTCAAAATGGATGCAGAAAGGAGGGAGGAGCCATCGGATATCAAGTTTATGCGGGAACCATCTCAAAGAAGACGGAGACATTTAACGGCACGAGTGCTCTGGGGTTCCAGTGGGACACCCGGGAGTGCATCTTTGATTCCCAGGGCGACACGATAGAGGGAAGCGTTTCCAACCGATTTCTCGAAGACCCGGTGCTGAACCTGGCCAAAAACGAGTTCGGCAGCTTTGAAGCGACCATCCCATACCAGATCAACACGGCATTCGGCAGCTACAAGAACCCCGTGTACACCACCCTGAAGTACGAGAAAACGTGGCTGGTGGTGGAAGAGGACGGCAAACCGATCTGGCTTGGGTACGTGACCGAGACGGAAAAGCTGTTTGACCTGAGCTACAAGCTGTATGCCGAGGGCGTGCTGGGATATCTCCAGCGATTTGTACCGAAGGTGAACGGCGGAACCTACTACCTGACCACCGACAACCCGCTGGAGCAGTGGTCGAGCGTGCCCTCCAACAGCATCTTCTACCTTGCAACGCAGGCGTTGAAGGACTACTATCAGGGGCCTTACGGGACCTTTGGCATCGGGAAGGTGAACATCCAGCCCGGGCGCACCATTGACACCTCCAGCAAGGGAACCCTGTTCGAGAGCCAGTGGAGCCTGCTGAACACCTTTTTGCTGGAAGAATACGACGGATACCTGCGGACACGGATCGTGCGGGCAGACAACGGCACTGCGGTATGGCGGGTGTACATCGATTACCTCGTGGAAACGGATGCCACCACGACACAGACCATTGAATATGGCGTAAACCTGCTGGATTTCAGCTATGTGGAGCAGATGTCCAGCGACGTGGTGACCCGTGTGACCGCATACGGCACCCAGACGACCACCAGCGGATGGTGGATCTTCAAGACGACCACCGTGAGCGCGATCTCGGAGACGGTGCGGGACGAGGCGGCAGAAGCAAAGTACGGCATCATTGAGAAGTGTATCCAGGTCGATGGCAACACGAACAACGACAACCTGCGCAAAGAAGCACAGACCGAGCTGAAGGGGTACAAGCAGAACATCGAGCCTGTGATGACCCTGACCGCTTACGACCGGGTGGACAGCGGGGAAAGCAATGACCGACTGGGATTTCTGATCAAGACCCACATCATTTCCAGCCCCCACGAGATCGACAAGTGGCTGGTGTGCACCAAGCTGAAGCTGCCGCTGGATGCACCCAACGAGAAGCAGTTCACCTTTGGTCTGACCCCCGAGAAGCTGACCAAACAGCAGGTGCAGAAGCAGGCCATGGACAGCGTATGGACGATCGCACAGGCGATCATCAGTTTCCTGAACCAGCTGCTGGGCAACCTGAGCAGTTCGTAAGGGTTCAAAATGGAGGAGGTTGAGAATATCAATGGATTTTGATGCGATCATTACGGGCATCCGGAAGGCAATCTATGGCCGGGAAGTCCGTGAATACATCGCCAGCTCGATGGAGTGGACCCGGGACTTTGTGAACCAGAGCATCGCCAACATCAAAGAGCTGCTCCGTCAGGCCGAAGCGGCACGGGATGCGGCAAAGGCAAGCCAGGATGCTGCCAAGGTGAGCGAGACCAACGCCAAAGCAAGTGAGAATGCAGCCAAGGCCAGTGAGAACGCTGCGGCATCCTCTGCTTCTGCGGCGGCAGGTTCGGCCAGCGCGGCAAAGACCAGCGAGACCAAGGCCAAGGCCAGTGAGAATGCGGCAAAGACCAGCGAGACCAAGGCAAAGACCAGCGAGACCAATGCCAAGGCAAGCGAGAATGCGGCCAAGACCTCGGAGACCAACGCAAAGACCAGCGAGGCCAACGCTAAGAGCAGCGAAACGAAAGCTGCCACCAGCGAGGCCAACGCCAAGACCAGCGAGGCCAACGCCAAGACCAGCGCCGACAGCATGGGGACCAGCGTGGCCACCTGCACCGCCAAGGCTAAGGAAGCCGAAGCAAGCGCAGGGAAGGCCAAGGCCAGCGAGGGAAATGCGAAGACCAGCGAAGGAAACGCCAAGGCCAGCGAGAACGAAGCCCGCCAACTGGTGGAAGCGGCCAAGAAGGTGGTGAACACCGACAAGACCCTGACCATTGACGGCGCACCCGCGGACGCAAAGACCGTGGGCGACAAGTTCAAGAGCATCAAGACCGACTGGAATTCCGTGACGGATAAGCCGAGTACGTTTCCACCGAGTGCGCATAACCACTCGAAATTGGCGTTCGAGCAAAATAATGAAGTGAATTTTGTTGGCACCCCACAAGACAACACTGTCTACTGGGGATACCGAGACAACACCATTGATGAGTATCGGTTTAATGACGGTCGAGGAAGCGGCGCTTTTGCAAATGTCAGGGCCAACAAATTCATTGGTTCGCTGGATGGTGGGGTCATTGACTATAACAACTCGGGCAATACCATTAAAATCGGTTATGCGGGTGACGGCCTTAACACGTCGAACCTGACGCACATTGCCGGTTATACGGACAACGGTACGAAGATCAAGGATGTCAGCAAGGCTGTTTTGCAGAGTTGGCTGGGTGTGATAACCATCACCTCCCAAACCAGTGACCCCGGTGCGGGAAGCAGCCTTGCAACCGGCTCTATCCTGCTGGTGTACGCATAAGGAGGACGGAACATGGCAATTTATACCGGAATTGGCGGAAGTGCCAAGTCGGTCTCCAAAATCTACACCGGCGTGGGCGGTACCGCAAGGCCAGTACACAAGGGCTATATCGGCGTGGACGGCGTGGCCAAGAAGTTCTATGACGGTGGCAATCCCATCAGCTCCTTTGCATTGGGGACGGAATTTGGCATTGCAGACCCGAGCGGCACTACCTACTGGTATAAGCTGGTGCACAAGGGCGTTCCGGGCGGCGGGTTGTACGACAGCACGGCCAACGGCGCATGGCTCTGGAGGACGAACGTTGCAGGCTCAACAGCGATCGATAGCAGTAACTACATCTACGGTTACGAAGGGTGGGCACTGGACAACTGGTGTGTCAACTACCCGGGCGGAAATATCACACCCAGTGTAGCAAACCGCCTGATGACCGTGCATCTGCCCTACGTGAAGCAGGCGGATTACAACTCGGCCAATGTTTCCTCCGGCTCGAACGGCCTTTCGAGAAAGTGCTTTCTGCTTTCCGCGGTGGAGATGGGTGTTTACACCTGGCAGGGCGTAGATGGTCTGATGGCACAGGAAGGTGCAAAGCTGGACTACTTCGACTACACAACTGCTGCCACCGACAAACGAAAAGCAGACACTGAATACTGGACACGCTCCAAACGAACCCACAACGCTGACTATATGTACACGTTTCATGCGGACGGAAGTTTCTCCAGTACAGGCCGCCACAGAGAGGACTCGTACGGTCTGCGCCCCTGCATCGTGCTGCCGCTGAATACGCTGGTAACAACGGTTACCTTTTTATGGGCCTCCAGTAACTATATTAACTGAGCACCCGGAAAGGAGAGTTCAAAATGGAAGAAACAGCGATCCGCCCCGGGTACACGATACCGACCGAGACCGACGGCACCCCGGCAGATTACAGCGCGATCGAGGCTGCGGTAAACGCACACAACCAAAATACACAGCCCGGGGAAGCTTACTGGGGCATCCGGCTATGCGGGACGGGGTATGAGGTGTACGAATACGGGGAAGTCCCACAGCCGCCGACCGCCGAAGAGCTGGCTGCGCAGGAAGCGGCCCAGCAGAAGGCAGCGGCAAAGCAGAAAGCCGTAGACACCCTGCCCGAAACACTGGCCGCCCTGCAAAGCGCCCAAACCGACACCGACAGCCTGGTGGTGGATCAGGAGTACCGGTTGACCATGTTGGAGCTGGGGGTTACGCCGGAGGAATAAGAGTCGGGTCAGCCCATTTGTATCGTTTCGCTTATTGGCACACTGAAAAGGAATGCTGATGAGCGATTTTTTACATTAAGATGGCTCATGCGGAACGTGAGCAGAAAGGAATCAAAATGGAACTCTACAACACCTGTGCACGCCTGATCGAACGCGGCAAGACCAACGGGATGCAGCGGAAGCTGGATATCTTCTTTGCCAACGACCGCCTGACCGAAGAGGAGTACGAAAAGCTGTGCACCCAGCTGGCCGAGAAACTGAAGGAGCAGGGGAATGCTTGATGTCATCGACGTTTCCCGCTGGCAGGGAACCATTGACTGGAAAAAAATCAAGGCCAGCGGCAAAGTAGGTGGCGTGATGATCCGTGCAGTTTCCACCAAGAGCGGGCAGCTCTATGTCGATCCGTGCTTTGAAGCGAACTATGCCGGGGCCAAATCTGTGGGTTTGCCAGTTGGCGTATATGCTTACACCGTTGCGGTAACGGAAGGCATGGCAAAGAAGGAGCTGAACCTGCTCAAGACCTGCCTGGAAGGAAAGAGCTTTGAGCTGCCCATTGCCATGGACGTGGAGGACCCCCGTCTGAAAAGTCTGCCCGCAGCCGAGTTGACGAAACTTGTCAAAATGGAGCTCAGGGAGATCGAAAAGTGGGGACTGTATGCGATCCTGTACACCTACTCGAACTTTGCCGACTACAACCTGAACATGTGGCAGCTGAACGACTTTGACCTATGGCTGGCTGACTACCGGAACAAGCGGCCGACCCGCAAGCACGGTATGTGGCAGTACAGCTCCAAGGGCAAGGTAGCTGGTGTGAGCGGCGTGGTGGACATGAACCATGTCTACAAGGACTACCCGAGTATCATTGCAAAAGCGGGTCTGACAAGCGTGAAGGGAGCGTGAACCCCACGGAAAGCTTTATCGTGACCCATTTCAACGAGGTGGTCTCCCTGATCATCGCGGCGGCCATGGGATGGGCGGGAAAGTCGCTCTACGCCACCATCCAGGAGCAGAAGGCACTGAAAAAAGCGGTGAAGGCTCTGCTCCACGACAGACTCTATCAGAGCTGCCGGTACTACATCCAGCAAGGGTATGTTGACTCGGAAGGGCTGACCAACGTGGGGCTTGTATACGAGGCGTACCACGAACTGAAGGGCAACGGCACCGGCACGAACCTATACGAGCGGATGAAGGCACTGCCGCTGCGGGAAGATCACACAGCCTGAACAGGAGGACTTCAAAATGGAGAAATACTCGAACGCGAGTGCTGCGACCTGGGCGAGAACCATCTGCCTGATCGTGGCACTGCTGAACAGTCTGCTGGCTTCGTTCAACAAGAGCCCGCTGCCTATCGACAACGAGCAGCTCCAGCAACTGGTCAGCACCCTTATCACCGTTGTGGTGGCCATTATCAACTGGTGGAAGAACAACTCCTTCACCAAGGAGGCCATCGAGGCAGACGAACTGTTTGCACGGCTGAGGGCAGAGAACAACGCCAGGAAGTAATCAAAATGGAGGAAAAGTCTATGGAAAAATATGGTGCCGCTGGGCATTGATATTTTCATGGACTTTTCTTTTTTGAGTTGTCGGATTTGAGCGATTTGTCGATGGATATATGCCCCAGCATCTGGTATAATAAGGGCACGATAAACAACTTGCGCCTATACCTGTGAAGAACGGAGAATACCTCACAACAATTAGGTAAATTTCCTATCCTAAAAACGGTACCACTGCCAGCCGCGTGGAGCGCGCCATCCGCCACGCCATTGAGGTGGCGTGGGACCGGGGCGATGTGGATACCCTCAACAGCTACTTCGGCTATACCATCCACAACCTGCGGGGCAAGCCCACCAATAGCGAGTTCATCGCGATGATCGCTGACAAAATGCGGCTGGATAAACGGCAGAGGGCAGTGTGATGGATGCACATGCCGACGTGATATTTTGTGCGCGCATCTGGCAATTCTGGGAGGCTGAAAAATGTTTATCGCTATGGAATTATAGAATTATGGATTCCGTAGCGATAAACAGAAACCTTCCGTAGCGATAAACCTTCTGGATTCATTGAGCGGCAGCGGATGATCCATGAGACGGATTTTAATCAAGGTTTTTTCAAAATCATGCGCGCATGTCCACGTTGACGTTTTTGTTGTACAAAATTGAGGAATTTATCCTAATGGCATTTCTTCTGTTGTGATATAATTGTATCGATCAAAAGGAGGAATGCAAGATGATCCATCTGCTGTTAGCGGTGATCTATGTTTCTTTTATCAGTCTGGGCCTGCCGGATTCTCTGTTGGGGGCAGCGTGGCCTTCGATCTATCAGGGATTTGGGGTTCCGGTCTCCTATTCCGGTGTGATCTTCTGTATCATATCGGTGGGAACGGTGCTCTCCAGCCTGCAAAGTGACCGAATG